GACGAACTTTGTCCTGTTGTTGAAAATCAACTAACACTATTTTAATGAGAAAGTATAAATTCATTCATCCAATAACAGGCGAAGCTCACATTGTTATTTGTGATAAAATAGAAGAATATGGTTCGGTTAATGAGTCGTATTGGTGGTGCTTAATCGGAGATAAAATAATTGCACAAATTCCGCAGTCTTACGCAATGATTAGAATAGATGAATGAACCACGCGAAATAATTTACCACGACAAACAGAAACACGCTTTAGAACTTCTATCTTATGAAAGTCCTATTGCGCAGGTCTTGTATGGTGGAGGTGTGTTTAGTGGAAAGTCTTTTTTAGGTTGCGATTGGCAAATAAAACGAAGACTAAAATACCCAGGGACAAAAGGATTAATCGGTCGTGCTGAATTAAAGAAGTTGCGCTTGTCCACAATGCAAACCTTCTTTGAACTTTGCACCTTACACGGATTGAAACCGAACGTTCATTATACCTACAATGGACAAGACCACGTTATTAAGTGGTATAACGGAAGCCAAACGATATTAATGGACTTGGCAGATATGCCCTCAGACCCCGACTTTCAAAGATTTGGGTCTATTGAAATCACAGACTACTTCGTAGATGAGGTAGCCGAAGTTTCGAAGCGTTGTATCGATATATTGCAGTCGCGTGTACGTTACAAATTGATTAACGACAGAGCGAAGGGATTAATGACTTGTAACCCTTCGAAAGGTTGGTTGTACAATGACTTTTATTTTGCTCACCAAAAAGGCAATTTAAGAAGCGACCGCGCATTTGTTCAAGCACTTCCAACGGACAATCCTTATATCTCGCAAACGTATTTGGAGAACTTGCAGAAACTTCCAGAGTACGACCGCAAACGTCTGCTCGAAGGAAACTGGGAGTTCGACGACGACAGCGACAAATTGTTCTCAACGGACAACCTGTTGCGTATGTTCCGCAATGAACTCATTGAAGGAAAGAAATACATCACAGCCGACATTGCGCGATTTGGAAAGGACAGAACAATTATTTGCGTTTGGCACGGTCTAACAATTATCGATATAATTGAATTGAATAGAGCGTCGTTAGATGAGGTCGTAAACAAGATTCGCCTCGTAACAAAAGAACATAACATTTTGTTACAGGATGTCGTCGCAGATGAGGATGGCATCGGCGCTGGAGTGGTTGATTTTCTTAAATGTCGAGGGTTCGTCAACGGATCTAAACCCAAACACCCACAATACCAAAACTTGAAAAGCGAATGTTATTATAAACTTGCGCAATACGTCGAAGAAAACAAAGTCACTATCTTATCCAGTACGCGCAAAGAACAAATCGTGCGTGAATTAGAAATGATTAAACGACACCGCGCGGACGTAGACGGAAAGTTGCAGGTAACACCGAAGGACGTTATCAAGAACCGCGAAGGAATTTCTCCCGACGTTGCCGACGCGATAATGATGCGAATGTACTTTGAGTTGAATCCAAGTTATGGACAATATGTTGTGGGTTAGAATTATTTAGCATACATTTACGAAATGAAAGAAGAAAAAGAATACACTTTAACAACTACTCAAACAGTAGAACTATTACAAAAGTACGATTTTGAAGACGAAGACTTTGGCGAAGATTCGTTCGATGTTAAATTGAAAATTCAAAATTTAGTACATCTATTTGCGTTAATTAATAATGAAGTAGGGCATTGCACTTCTCCTGAAGAATGGGAAATGTTAGATAAAACAAGAGACACTTTGATTGATTACTTAGAAACATACCATTTAAATAAACAAGAATGAAAAACACACCACTATACGAGTCTTTAAAAATGACTTACGACCGCGAACGCGAAATTGTTAATTCACTCGCGAACTACTTTCAACAAGGAAAGATTTTAGGCGACATTCTCCTTGAACTTTCACAGCGAAAAGACTTAAACGCGAAAGAGAAAATCTATCTTGCGCTTATGATTGGTTCAATGATGAGTAAGCCAGATGCAGAAAAGTAATCTACTCACGCAAGTAATTGCTGAATTAGAAGCGCGTGAAGCGAAGGGAATGCAGACGTATGGAACAACACTTGACCGCACCGATTTAACACACTCAGAATGGCTGCAACACGCATACGAAGAAGCGTTAGACCTTGCGTTGTATTTGAAGAAACTTAAAATTGAAGAAGATGCCAGAAAGCAAAACTAAAAAAGGAATATGTGTTTATCTACACAAAGACCTGTGGAACGAGATTGACGAAAAGAGAGGTGAGAATAGTCGCAACACTTTCTTAAGTGAAGCAATTGAATTTTCGTTGAAGTTCTACGTTCCAGAATCTAAAGTAAAATTGAAAGAACAAACGTCGACAAAATAGCGACAGACGATGTTACAACTAAGGCGCGGTTTCTGCGTCTTTTTTGTTTGTCTAAATTTTTCTTTTCAGCAGTTAGAGTGTTTATTTCTTCGGTTAATACGTCCGTCTTCTGTTCATAAGCAACGATTGTTTCTTGTAAGTTGTTTACCTTTTCCCCTTCAATGTTCAATTGTTCTTTTAGATTGTCAATAACGAGTGAATCTGAAGCAATTACACTGTCACAGGAGTTCACCAAACGTAGAACATCCACGCGAACAATAGTATCTCGAATAAGAACAATATCACGAGTTCTTTGATAGGTGGTTTTGGCTTTAGATTGAGCGTCTTCATATGTTCGGAGTTCTTTATAAAGTTCAATTTGTTCTTGCAATAAACGATCGTACTCACCAGCGTTGTAGTTAATGATGCTGTCTTGCTTTTGTACTTCAGTTGTTTCGTTTTTTGCAACAGGTTTTCCAAACCAATGCCAACAAATAATTGTCCAAATGGTGGTTGTCCCAATGAGCAACAAAACAATTGCGAGTATATTCTTTCTCATAAAATTTGTCCTTCGTGTATGCGGTAATTGTGAACGCTGAATGAACCGTTTGCGCCTTTTGTTACAATTGCAAATCCGTGGTTATAGCGGGAATACGGGTTGTAGTCGGGCGAAAGTTCGGAAAGGCAAGCGACACCCCAACAAGTAATAAACTTACCGTTAGCATCACGTTCGCTGTGTTCCGCTGTTTGGTGGTGGTGTCCACACAACGCACTCACTTTTGTCTTCATAAACAACCCACGCGCCACGTTTACCGAAGGTAAGAACTGCTTCCCGAACTCATGACCGTGAAAGATAGAAAGTTTACCGATGTTTAACTTACTCTTTCCGTCAATCCAAGTGATATTGTGCTTATCTAAATGACACAAAGACGAAAAGTCAAACGCGTCAATGTCAAACAACTCTGGTGCTTTAATTCGCATATATCTCCAATAGCGTTCCTCGTGGTTTCCTTCCTTATAATAGATGTGTGCTGAAGGAAATTGACCTCGTAACGTATCTACAAACTGACGCATCGCGTACAACTCATCCTTGAATTTTCTTTTGCGTGGATCTTTAACGAAGTCGCTAATCATATGACAGTCGAGAGCGTCTCCGTTTAGAATTACCGCGTCGCACCCTTGACGGATACCTTCGTTAATTGCAACACTTAACGCTTCGTTATCTTGGTAAGGAATGTGAATGTCTGACAGGATTAAGAACTTATTCCCTTTCAATTCAACGTGACGACGTTTCTTCGAATAAGATTTAGGAAGTGCGTATGGGTTGGAAGGTCTTGGTGATGTATCAATCAATTCTTTTTGCGAGTTAGAAACTCTGCTTCGCTTTCCAATCTTACCGCGCACAGTTCGAATGTAATTACGCGCGTGTTCTAAAGAATCAAACGCTTCTGGATATTCAGTAAATAACTTTGAAGCCAATGAATGCGAAGGAGCGTCGGGAAATTTACTACAAATCTCCGCTGTTATTTTCCTCGCTTCTGTCTGTGGTCGTGCCATTTGATTTTTGTTTAGTGAATCGTTCAATTACTGTTCCACCAAACAAACCACCTGTAAGCAAAGCGAGTGTGTCAAACATCGCAATCGGGCAAACGTAGTAAGTAAATGTTGCAACATAACTCAAAACGATTAAGTTAATTGTAACAAATATAGCAACAATTCGTTTCGAACTTACTTTCGAACACGATGTTAACAAAGATTTCAACCAATCTTTCATAAAAACTTCAATACGAATTGAACAAGCAAACCACCAACCACACCAGCAGCGGTTGCAATACCGCCCAAACGAGCAACCTGCAACCTTTGATTCTGAATGTACTTGTCGTGCTTCTGAACCTTGCTCACAAGACCTTCAATTTTCATTTCGTCGTCACCGATCAACACATTATAAATGCGGTCAATCTTCTTGTCCATATCTTGGAGCTGCTCGTGTATCAAAGTGATTTCGTGTTCGGTGTTCATTTCTTAAAGTACAATTCAATTTCAGCCTCACGACGACGAACAAGACCTTTGAGAATTACTCCGCCTCCTTTGTTCCAAAGACGAAAAGAATCTGCTATTGTTTGGTCGTTAGGATTAGCGTTTACCTTTCTCAGCACAGACGACTTCTTAAAGCCACCTGTTCCGATGTTATACGCAAGTGAAACACACGCGCTAAATTGGTTTTCGTTAAGCGTTTGAGTTATCAATGCACGAACGGATACCGCGAACTTATCAATGACGTTTTTCGCTAATTGCTCCGCTCTTGCCTGTGTAATAACGTCGCCTTCCTTAACCTTTGTACCGTCTTCGTAAAAGGTGTTTCCGTAACCTATCGTCCATACAGCAGAAGGGCAGAGGTAACTTTTCAAACGACAGCCTTCGAACTTCTTCAGTAGCGCGTAGCCTTCAGCGTTAACTTTCATTTTTGAGCTTCTTAATTTGTTTCTCTTTCTTTGCTAAATACTTACGAAATTTCTCTTCGTAAATCTTGTGCATCGTTAAATTCTTCTTGCGTCCCCTTGTTGCCATTCGTTTTTATTTTAGTTATCTCAACCAACCTAAACCTCTGCGTCTGTATTCATAAGGTAGTCTATCGCGTCCGTCGCTAATCTCGAAGGCGTTGGATGGATACACATTTGTTTGTGACCAAATTTGTTGCGTTACGTTCGTCGTGTACTCTGGAAAGTTCGATTGATTGAAACACAAATAGTCAACCATTCGCTGAGTGTAAAACATAGCCTGTGAACGCGCTTGATCGCGATAGTTTTGCAAGTCTGTTTGGCTTATTGGTGTAGTGTCTTCGCTTGTTCGAATTACCAAACTTCCGTTGTCGGTTTTAACGTACAAATGCGGAAGCACTTCGTACATCGTCCACCACATTACCATTCTACGCAAGTAATCGTCAAGAAGCGTTTCGTATGCTCCTGCAATGTCGTCGTTTACAACGTCTTCTTTTATCTTATTGTAAAGGTCAGTACCCAAATACAACTGCGCGTACTTGTCTTGCGACAAATAGATTGCAGGGTACATAAGCAACGGATCAACTGAGCCGTTAATCCAAGTATATTTCTTTATGTAATTCTCGTCTATTAAAAGAACTTCGGGTTGTAGTGCCATTTTTTAAGAGTATTTTAGTGAACCGCGTGTTGGTGTGTTAATTGGCGCAACACCTTCTGCGCCTTTTTGTGGAACGTATGGGTTATTACCTACGCGCTTATCGTTGTTCAATCCGTCGTTAGGTAAAATACGTCCTTTTGAATCTCTTTTTCTAATATAGATTTGACGCTTCCAAAAATGGTGACAAAAACAACCACCTTTCCAAATGAATATATCGTAAGTGTTTGAACCGCCTGGACCAAAATCTGGGTTAATGTCAGGGTCTTTACTCATTTTTTGAATGTCTTCATATCTAAAAGACAAACCTGCCTGTGATAGCCCAACCATTTCAACACAAAATTCACGACTATTTTCGCTCAAGTTCTGTGAGTAAGCATAACGCAATTTGTAAAGTCCAGTGTCGCCAAATTCAGACCTTTCGTCAGCGTTTGCATAATCGCGAACACTCATATATTCTTGACGGAAATTAGCTTCGTTGTGTGGGTCTGTTACTTCTTCTTCGCTCAACAATTCCCACTCATTCAAATCAACAACTTCACCTTTTTCTTTTAGTGTGTTAATCCAAACACGACCTTGTTCGTCTGAAAAGTCATTCTCAGCAGTTACAACTTTTTTTTTTAACTCAGCAGTTTGTACTGTTGGTTCAACAACTACAACTTCGGGGTCGAAAGGCGAATTCATTTCGATATTTATTTCTCCTAAAATTGGAGTGAAAACTCTTTCAATGATTCTTTGATAAGGCTTAATAACTTGGTTGTTGAAGATTTCCAAACCAACAAGCATTTCGTCCTTATTGCTTCCGAATCCTGTTGTGTCGCGTATGCCGTGAATCAATGGTGAAACAACGCGGTGTCCGACCATAATTTGCTTCGCTGTTTCTTCGCTTAAGAATTGATATTGTTTGTCAGCATCTGAAAGAGGGAACGCTTCGATTTGTGGTGCGCGTGCAGGATCTTCGTTGAAAGTCATTAAGAACTTACCCGCGTTAGACGCACCGCTTAATCTTGTTTCCCACTCACGACGAATAGCCTCACGTTCTTCTTTTTGTGGTATGCCGTTTAAGAAGTTAATGATGAATGAAGGGAAAAGACCATTCAAGATATTGTTAACGTGATAAAGTCCCATTTGATAAGACAATTCAACGTAATTCAATGCTCCAAAGTAGTCGGGCTTTGGATAGTAAACACTACCCGCACTCATTCCGTGAGCGTAAATAACTTGTCTTGGTTGTTCTTGCGCGATTGAAGGATTGAACGCAGGAATGAACTCTGGCTTACCACGTTTTGAACGCGTGTTTGCCCAGTCTTTAGAATAGAAAATTCCTGTAATATCGTCTTCTTCACGATCGTAAGCCAAACGACAATTTTCAAAAGGCAAGTGGTTGATTTGTACAACGCGAGTAAAGTCCATAGACCAAATAACCTCAGCAACAAACGCGCCTTGAAGTTTTAAGTCGAACGCAATACCTTGCAAAGCGTTGTCGAGAATAGTTCCTGTACCTTGTCCCTCAATCATATAAGAGATTGAGTTCACCAACGCGTTGTGTATTGGTGAGTTTTGGTAAAGGTTTATTAAATGTTGAGGGAATAAATTGTTTTGTCCGTAGTCAATCCAACCGCTACGATTCTCTTTTTCAACCGCTTCAACTGGCTGATATAATGAAAGATTAATTGATTGTATATTGTTTTCCATTTTATGCGCCTGTATAAATTACATCGACAGGGATTGTCGGTGTTGAAACGTCAAAGTAAATAGTTCCGTCTTGTAAAATCATTAACCCCTTTTCAACCAATCCAACGACGGAAGCATTGGTAGGGTTTATATTGCTACTGCTGTTTTGTCCATACACTTCGTAATGATAACGTCCTGCATCGGTCAATCCAACTGTGGTAAGTCTTATTTTAGTTACGCGTTCGTTCTCGTTTATCACGGTCACTACTTGCGCGAGTTGTTCACCTGTCATTTCGTAAGTCAAAACGAGTAGGTAGTGTGTAAAGGCAACGTTGAAATACTGGCGACCTTCATCGAGTGAAAGCCACGCGTATTGATTCGCTGTGTTTGTGTTGAGATAAACCATTCTATCTTTCCTTTACGTTAAAATTACAACACGTAGGGACGCTTTGTCCCTATGTGTGTAAAAGTTTTTATTAGCCAATAACAGAAGCAGGTGCTCCGTTCAACTTATAAGCGCGAACCGCAGCTTCGTGAGTGAACGCTAAGGTGTATCCGTTAGCATCACCTAAAACCGTTCCTGTTCCTGCTGTTGCAGTAGAAAGGTCTGCTCCGTACTCATATCCAACAGCCCACCAATTTGAGTTAGTGTCTTGAACGAATACAATAACGCGAGCCTGTGCAACCGTTTGCAATTCCTTGCGTTTTGCTGCGCTCAATTTGTGCAACATTACGTTTACGGTCTGAGTATAAAATACTGTTCCGTTGTCGCGGTTGAAATTGATTGTTTCTTCGAATGAACCTGTTTGTGTTGGAAGTTCATAAGTATACAAGTCTGCATCTGTTGGACCAGCAATTGCTGTAATCACTTGAGATGAGTCCAATGTAATACCTGTAACCAATGATTGATCCAACAAAACGATTTGTTTGATACCACCGATGCCATCTTTGCAATCGAGTGTAAAACCTGTACTTAATTCACAAGCCATATTTGTATGTTTTTAATTAGCACAAAAGAGGAGCGGTGTTTAAGCCGCTACCTCTTGTGCAAGGGTTAGAATGGTTGAGATTATGCAGTGTATTGGTAGAACGCGATTTCGTCACCGAATCCGTACTGAACACCCGCGAAGAAAGAAGCTGCGAAACGTACGTTGTCAGAAAGGTCGTATTGGTACATATCCAAAACTGCTACGTTGTTCCATTGGTCTTTCAAGTTAGTTCCAAACCAAAGGTTTGACTTTTGGAACATAGCCATTGTGTCGTCAGACATACCAGGACACTCGATGATATCGTATTGTCCCTGCCAAGTCATCTTAACAGTTTCTCCTTGATACAAGTAAGAACCACCGCCAAGACCTAAGATAGCAGTTCTAAACGCTTCAGCAACGTTAGAAGAAACCGCGATAACAGGCTTCTCAGTTGCACGACGAATGCGTGTTGGAAGTGTTAAAACTAAACGAGCCATTTCTTCGATAACATTCGCAGAAGTGATAGCCTCTGGAGTAGCAACGTCAAGAACAGCAGCGTCAGCCAAGAACAATGTTTCAAAACCTGCATATTCACCTGCGGTTGCGTTAACACCTTGCCACATAACAACCTCGTTGTTTGCTGCAACACCTGCCATAACGTTAGCAATTAAAGCGTCAGTCAATGAAGCGTGAAGGAATCCGTCTTGCTCAGACTTTGCTTCCCAATCTGCTAAAAAGTCTTTCTTACAAAGTTGACGGTGAACTTGGAATTTTTCCAAAGTCAAAATACGCTCAGTAAGAGTAACTGTTCCTGTTGGAGTGAAGTCACAAGTCGCGTTTGCGAAAGTGATATTGTCAACTAATTTGCGAACAACTTGTTTGTACTCGATGTTCTCTTTGAAAGTAACTGCGTTCAAAGACTCGTTACTTAAAAACGCAGCGCGAATATATCCTGCTGCTTCTCTACCTGCGTAGGTAGTGGTTAATGAAGTGGTAGTAGCCATTTTTTATTTGTGTTTTTTTTTATTTTTTAAGATTGAATAAGAAACGCTCTTCAGCCGACATTTTAGCGTATGGCTTTGAAGGTGTTTGTTTTGCCTGTTTTACTTCTTTGATTGAAGACGCTGCAGGTTGAGCGCTTAATTTTGTTACTTCGCTTGAAAGTTCTGCGTTTGCCTTCTTAATGTCAGCAAGTTCGCTTTCCAACTTAGCAACAAGCGAAAGAAGTCCTTCAACCTCTTTGCTTAGTGATTCTTCAGCAACAACCTCAGAAGTTTGTTCTTCTTCGATTACTACTTCAACCTCTGGAGACTCTTCTTCCATTGGTTTTAATTCAGTCACAAGACCACCCTCAACAACTACAATGATGCTTTCAGCTGTCTTGTATTCTCCGTCCATTAACGCAACCTCGTTTCCTTCTGCGTCTTTGCCGAATACACGAACACCTGCTGCCCAAACGTCGCTGTCTGAATAGATGCTTGTCCCGTCCTCTAGGATCGCCTCAACCATTTGCTTCACCTCAACTACTTCTTCAGCAGAGAGAGAAACGTTGTGCTTTGCGAATAGAGCGTTTACTTTTTCTCGTAAATTCATAATTCTGTTAATTGTTTGTTTGATGAGTAGATATAAAAAGAGGTATATTTGTTTCACAATTCGCTTTTTCATAGTGAAATTTGATTTTTAGGTTTGACGGAGGGAGTGATTACCCTCCGTTTTTTTTATCCTAAATTGTCGAGAATAGTATTCAATACTTTCAATTCATCTTCACTCAATCCGTACGTCTTAAAACCCATTTTACCGCCCTCATTTGTAATCTTCGTGAGAGCATTAAGAAACAGGTTAGCGTCATCGTTGAACAACTCCAACTTAAAGAAACCACCTGCCTCGATGTTCATCTATTCACCTTTTAGAAGTTCGTTTATTTCATCAAGAAGTGCTGCAAATTCTTCGTGCTTATTCAAATACATTTCTTTTTCTGCGATGAAGTTTCCTTCGATTGAAAAGCCAAGAACCTCTTTGTTTTGAATCTGCTTCTTCACCTCTTCGTTGTCTACTTTCATGCAACCGAACCAAGTACCTTCTGGAAGGTCAAACCCGAAGTTTTTACTCTTGTCGTTCTCTCCTTCGATTATCCACGTCTCAACCAAAGACACTCCGTCAACCACTTTCGCGTGTTCAACCGTTGCGTTGTTTTGGTTTGCTTGTTTGAGATAATTGTAAGCAATTGCACGAATGGTATCCTTCGAATACTTCACATAGTATTCCTCGTCCGTCTCGTCGTTGCGTCGGTAAATAAGTTGATCGGGAATAAGCAAAGCTCCGTACAAAAGACCTCTGAAATCTTCTTTGAACTTCACGTTGTGTTGTTCGCTTAGTGCAACGAAGTCAACACCTATTGCAGGTTGTTCCACTACGCTGATAGCGTACACTCCTAATAGACCACCTTCGTCTATTCCGTATTCGATAACTTTAATTTTTTTCATTGTTTTATCCTCCTAATCTTGATTGATTTTGTATTAATTGTTGAGCCTCTAAATTGCTTGACACTTGACCGCTCACGACGTACGCTTGAAGCGGTGGTTGTTGTTGGTTGGGTTGGTTCTGTAAGAACGCGAAGTTGGCAGGTGAAGGAGCGTTTGTTCCTCCCGCTTGTGGTACACCGCCTGTTCCGTTGTTCCCGCTTGTTCCACCTGTTCCGTTAAATTGTTGTTTGCTTATGATAGCCACACGCGCAAGACCTTGAGCAATTGCGATTCCTGCCGCTACTGCTGCGCGAACAGGTGCGTCTGGTGTACTAATAGCCATTTGAGAACGATACGCTCCTTGCGCTGCTAAATATGTATCTATTGTAGCCGTTGCAATGCTTACTCCTTTTTGAATTTGGAACGCTTTCTTTTGTTGTCTTTCGCTATCTCCTGCAAATGCTTGAGCCAAGTCGCTAATAATAGACAATGAAGTCTTCATTGCATCGACGCGAAGTTGTGCTTTTTGTTCCTCTGCCTTTTGAAGTTCCGCAAGTTCTTCTTTTGTATGTTCAGCTTTTAATGTTGTCAGATTTGCGTGTGACTGCATTTCTGCTTCAAGTTTTGCATCTGCTTTTTTCTTTTCTCTTGCCTTTAAATCGTCGTAGTCGATAGCTGCCATTCGCTCATCTTCCGCATTCATTTCCTCGTTCAACTTCTTGCGACGTTCTAACTCTGCTTCATCTGCTTCTTTTTGTGCGTCTTCTCTATCTTTTTTTGCTTTATCTCTCGCTTCTTTATCTGCTTTTTGTTGGTCTAAACGAAACCCAGCAAAAGAGTTTTCCATATCGCGAATGGTGTTCTCTTGTTCTTCAAAAGACTTTTGTAAGTCTGCTTGTTGTTGCTCTGGATCAATCAATAAGTCAGCGGCTAAATTGGTAAGTCCTTCCGCTAAATTTGTTGTCTGACCAACCCAAGACGCTATCTTGTCAACCGTTGCAAGTAATAAATATAATGGCGCGTTAATCCAACGAATAACACCTTCAAGAATTTCTCTATTTCTTTGAGCTGTTTCAATCTGCGCTTTCTCTTGTCCTCTTTGTGTTTCTAAACGAACTTTGGCTTCTTGAATAGCTGCTTGTATTGCAGCAATTTTCATATCACGAATTTCTTTCTCTGTCTTACCTTGCAACTTCAAGGTGTTTTCCATTGCAGAGATATTATCGTAATTCTTTTTGGCTTGTTCCGCTCTCTTTGTTTGAAGGTCTAATAACTCGCGCTCCTGTTCATTGATTCCTGTAAGTCCTTTTTCGATTGCAGGAAACTGCTTAATGATCGTATCGAAGTTCGCAACGATTAAAGCAACCGCTGCCGCTAACATCAAATAAGGATTTGCAAGTACCGCCTTAGCGAGTTTTCCAAGTCCTTGAATCAATCCACCTATCTCATCTTTTAGCGTCTTAAAATCAATCTTACCCACAGCCGTAGCCATTCCACTCAACGCTTGTCCTGCTCCCTTTAAGTCCAAGTCCATAAGACGCGAACCGAATAAACCAACGTTATTCGAAAGACCTTCGAAAGCATTACCCGCGTTGGCACTAATCTCAGCGGACAAGTCGGAAATGTTGTCCTTCAACTCAGCAGCACGAGCGGACGCTTTCTTGAACTCTTCACTCGAAGAATCCATTTGCAACAACTGCTGATTCAACGCGCGTAACTCCGCCTTCGCTGAACTAAACCCTTGCGCTGTATTGTCTGCCGCTGTTGCCGTTTGATTGAGGACGGTGACCGCGTTTGTATTTACATTAAAGTCAATTGTATTCGCCATTATGAGAGTAGTTTATAAAGTATAAATATCCAAAAGGCGACGTTTACGGAAATACGCGTTACTTTCCACGCGTAGTGCTTCCACATTTTTAACTTACGCTTTCCGTTAGCCAATTTTCCGAACTCGCTTTCGCTCTTGACATTGAGTTTAATGAACTCTAAACAAGCGACCATTGCGCCTGCTTTATTTTGTAGATGTTCCTTTGAAGTCGCTTCCATTTGATATAATTGTTATTGTGTCACCCATTGCGCTCAACGTCACGCTTCCGCTTCCCTCAACCGTTTCTCCTGTGTATGCTTGGATAGTTACTCCGTTAGCCGAAACCGACTTTTGAATGATGAACTCACGTCCCGCTGTTGTTGTTGCGGAAGGTAAATAAATAGTAATGCTTCCGCCTGTTGTGTCAGCGAATAAGACGCGGTCAAAGTTCGTTATAACGTAGTCCGTCGTTATCGTCTTAACTGGCTGCGAAACTCCTGCGCTAAACGTCACAGGCGCACCGAAGCGTGTTGGTGCGAGTGAAGGTGCTTGTTGTGTGATGAAAGAACGTGTTCCTATGTTTGGAATAGAAAAGCAATTGTTCTTCGCAGAGTTCCAATAGTAGCCAAAACGACGACAACAATCTTCGGTTACGGTTGCAGGGTCACCATTCGGAGTTTCCCAATTCAACGTTTGGTTGAGGTTAGCCGAAACGGGTATAATGTCGCAATCATTGTCAATGTCAAGAAGACGAATAAGCTTTACCTTCGTCATGTCTTGTTCACCAACAACGTAACCTTCGATGTCTAATACGCGCCACCACGAATCAATAATCCAAATCTTGTCGCTAAATTGAAAGGTGAATATATCGTTTAATGTTAGTGCAAACATTCCTTCTAAAATTCTCGCTTGTCCGTCGAATAGTTCGCGGTAGTAATTTCTCCACCAACGATTGTAAAGATTGTTGTATGGATTAGCAACGATTGTGTGAGGTGGTATTTCGGGAGCAAAGTTTAAATCTGAATCCGTTACCGTTGCGTTCATCGTTGAATAGTTATTCAAACACTTTACCGCTGTTTGCACTACATCACCACTTACTTCGTCAAACATATTCACAAAGAAGTCTGCAAAGTAGTAAAGGATACGTGGTTTCGGTTGTACGAATTGACCTTCTGCATTCAAGAATTTAGGAACAACGACGTCTGTATTTTCGACAGGTGCTGAAGGAGTAGACGCAAAAGCAAGTTCTACCTTTTCTTCTCCTGTTGCGAACTCATTAATCACTTCGAAGTCGTTCTCCGTTACTTCGTACCTTCCGTAGATTCGTCCGTTGTCTTTGTATACTGAATTATAATAGTCGCCGTCTTCGGTATAAGTGAACGTGAACTTCGCCTTTTGCATATCAACAGTAGGATAGTACGCGATGTCTTTCGATAAGTCAAGTTTCGACGTCCAATCCAAAGTATTTCCACTTCCGATGTATTCAACAAGTGGTTCAATGCGTAGCGTGTTTGGAAGTGTTCTATCGGGAACGAAGGCAAGATTGAACATCTTCTGAATAGACGTGATGAAATCTATTTGCTTCATATCTGGAGCATTAAACTCCATTACGCAAGTGTCACCTGTTAAAGATGTTCCAACACTTACAAGTTCTACTCCTGTTCCTGTATAATCATTTGCTCCGTTACCTATTATATCAAAGTCCATTCCTCCTGTTTCATCGTTGTTTGGAGTTAATGGCTGAATCCACATTTTTATTTTTAATTCGTCACCCGCGCTTAAGTCTGCTGTTTGATTTGTTATGTAACTTAAACTTCCTGCATTTTCGGGAATTGTAACTCCTGTCGGTTGAAATGGTGGTTGGTCGTTTATAAAGAAGTCATATCTTAAAGAATATAAATATCCGTTTGAATCAATTATTGTTGCGTTAAACCATAACTTAAAAGTAAATTGACCGCTAAAAGGAGCGGTAAAAATACCACTTGCCCAATTATTTCCTGCGTCTTGATATTCAGAAAGATGCGTGTAAAACGGATAACTATAAGTTCCGTAAGTAACGCTTTCTCCTGTTACATCTGAAGCAAATGCTAAAGTACTTGCATTATCATTCAATCCTAAAGCGCTGTTCAAATACTGACCATTGACGAAAGGAACGTAAATGTGGTCAAGCATATCAAACAAGTTAGCACTTGCCCATTGCACTCCCGCATCTTTCAAAATTTGGTCGAACAAATAGTAAGCGCTTACCGCAGGTGTTAAGTGACCAACGTACAAAGGTTTATAAGTTGGCTGACCACCGATAACACTTGAATAAACAGGTTGTCCTTCTACATTTGTTGCCGTTAAGTTCCACTTATCACACAGCGTTAGAATCGTGTGGTCGTTAGGTGGTGTTTCAACGTTAGCGTGAAGTAGATCGTAGTCAAGGTCGCCGTTGACAATCGATTCAATATCGCGTAGTTTCTTTTCATTTAATAATCTTGCAAGGTTTGGAACTTCACCGAAGAATACCACTTCAAATTCGAACAACTTACCACTTTGCCAGTATAACTTCTTGACTTGAACGTGACCACTTGCAATGGGAATAGTGTTAACCGTCAGCGTCGCTTCAACTTTCTTTCGGAAGTCAAACCAACCGTCGAAGTTTACGTTGAAGATAGCACCGAAGAAATCTACGTTTGTCTTACTTGCGGGAATACGAAATTCACGCGAGTAATTACCTACCGAACTGAAGTCGGTTAAGTCTGTGAACTTGTAGTTGAGGTGCATCTTCTCGTTTTCATACAAGTCGATTGTCGCTGCGTTGCCGTCGAAATCGGTAAGCGTTAAAATTACTTCGTTTATCATAGACCTACAGGTTGTGAGTATTTAAGATTCAAAGTAACGTTGTAAAGTTTCGAATATCTTTCGTCTTTGATAACAAAGTTTTGAGTATCTACAAGAACAGGTGTTTGTGTTCCGTCGTCATTGATAATGAACACGTCGTTGGAACGACAAAGCGTTTGAAGTAGATTGAACTCTCCAACAGATACCCAGTCGCTGTTTATTTGTAGTCCTTTGGTTGTTGTGACGTAACGGTCGGTTGCACCTCTGTCGTAGGTGTTGAAACCAAACGTTGCCGTATTGTAAGAACCAATAACTTTTTGGTATTGCTTACGATCGTAGTTGAACGATAGTTCCGACTTCTTCGTGAAGTTAAAGTAATCAATCCCACCGCAAGTATTCGTCCAACCCAAGCGAACATTGTCAAAGCGACAATCGTCAGGAACAATATAAAAACAATAGACGCGTGAAGCAGCTGTGTAGATAGGTGGCGAAATAGATTCGCCTGCTTGTATTGTGTAGTATTTGACATTGGTAAAATCTAAACCGCCACCGATTAAGTTTTGTGGATAAGCACCAAAACGAGAAACGCTGTTTAACTCTGTAGAAAGTGCGTAATTGACTGCTTCAATTAACGTGTTGGTGTTATCGTAAGTTGACACAAATAAGTCAGTCGCTATGTTGTCGCCTAACAATCCGTTATTTGAAATAGAATACAACTGTCCAAAGTCAGCTAATCGCGTTGGTATGTAAACCCAGTTACTTGACAATCCACGCGCTGCCGCTTCGCTCCATTTGTGCGTGTCCGTTGTGCGTTCGCTTAATAAGTATTTCGTGACGCCGTTCAAAGCATAACGAGTATTCGGATCTGGCTTGTAGCCGTTGCTTACTTGATATTCGGCAAGGAAGGCGTACACGTCGTCAATGTCAGCCATTCCGCTACCGCTTACTGTGAACACTCCGTCAACGAGCCACCCTTCTTTTATCGTGCAAGAAATAAAAGCAACGCTTGTGTATTCGTCATTCATTGTCGCGTCTGCAGCGCCTACATCGTGTTGTAATGATTCACGAAATATCGGTGCTAAATCTAACACCCCTTTGTTCTCTGCGTTAGGTTGTACGTTGACTTGGAACGAACCGAAGTCGAACACGAAGCGAAAGCCTACATTTGCTACGTTGGTTGAAGATGCAACGAGCATCAATCGTTGTCCGACTGGAGTGTATTCGTATGGTTGGTCGTCTATTGTAATTGCCATTATTGTATATCGTTAAATTGATTTTCTATTGTTGCGTTAAAGTCTTTGCCGTATGCTGCGACTACCTTTGCTTCGTATTCGTCCCAAATGTTATCGAAGGCATATTCAAATGCGTTCCACCCTTTGATTCCGTCCCTTCTAACTTTGAACATTATCAGTTTTGCAACTGTCTGTTTCAATTCTTCGCTTGACTTCTTAAACTTTCCACTTGACTTGTCGCGTAGTCGTATTCCTTTTATCGACATCCAGTCGTAAATGGCTTGTTGCATTGGCGACATTTGACCTTTTGCAGGTTTGCTTCCGCTTCCTCGTTTGAATGAGTATGGTGCGCCTTGTGACCTCTGCGTTCCATTGACACCCTTTTCACGAAACAAAAAGTATTGCCCTGCCTTGCCCTTTGCATAGACCGAAATGTCAATTTCTTTTCCCTTTATCTTCAGTCGATAAGCTAATGACTTTTCAAGCGTACCACTTGCTATCGCGTTTGTGTAGTTGCGTCCTACCTTTCGCTTCATGCGATAGTCGGACTGCATCAATTCGACAAAGCGTTTAGCCATGTCGTTAACGACAGCGAAGAAGTTGGGCGCGCTCTGTTCGTTAGCCATTTGTTACTTCGCTTTCCTCTTTTATCTTGTTGAAAAACTGAATCAATGGTAAGCCAAATTTAACTGGCATCTCTTGAATGAAAGCATCAAGTTGCTTTAAGTGTTCTTCGGTTAGGTTCATATTAGAAAGTTAAAATTGTTACTCCTATTGCACTTGCTACGCAGTTTTCTACCCATGTATTATCTGTTCCCCACGCTGCAAACTCATCTTCGGTGAGCGTGTAGTTTCCATTTGAAAGAACTGTTCCTTCTTCGGTTTTCAATTCGTAATAGGTGGTGCAAGTGGTTGCGTTTGTTTCAAAGTTGAGAATAAGCACGCTCATCTCTGTTGCTGTTCCTGCGTTTAAAGGAAAGACGATTGGTTGTATTTTAGCCATTGTTTATATTATTTATATTACGAAAGTCCATCCTGTTGATTTGTTTATGTATAAGCCTTCCACTACATCGGTGCAATACACTATCAATCCAACCGCAGGAGTTGCTATTGCTAACCTTTGCGCGTTAGTCATTCTCGGAGGTAAGAAGCCTTGTGTTGTACTTGTAACAGTTAATTTTGAAGATGCTACATCTGTTGTTGTGCCGATGAGGACGTTACCGCCTAATGGATTAATAGCAATAGGATAACCGAGGCCATCAAGGTTAGAGTGTCTATGTTGAATTGCTGCCGTATTAGGCGAAACACCCGAAATAGTAAATACTAAATTTGTAACTCCACTTACACCTCTTGAAATGTTAAAGTGAGATGCAGCATTTGCCGTAAGACTGGCTACAGTGCTTGTTGAATCTACTACCGAAATTCTTGAAACAGGAGCAGCACTTCCAATACCCAACCTATTGTTGGTATTATCCCAATAAAATCCTGTTCCAAATTGAGCATTTCCCTGCACCCTCGCCGTTCCATTCACATCGAGCTTGAAACCTGCGTCTGTTGTTGTGCCGATGAGGACGTTGCCTTGTATTATAGCACCGCTTGTAGGTGGAGAAATAGCAGCAGAAGTTAAACCAACCGATAGCCCACCACATCCAAAAATTGCATATTGACCAGCAGTTGTAAAAATTCTAAAATTAGGGCCTGAACTATAAGTTAATAATAAATTTCTTCCAGAATCAAATCCACCCAATGATAATTGAGGAGTTCTTATAATTCCATTTACATCTAAGCTTGTTGCAGGAGTAGCCGTACCAATACCCAACCTACTATTCGTATTGTCCCAAAATAGATTCGCTGATTCTTGAAGTACATTCCCCGTTCCTTCGAACAACACTCGACCAACCGTTCCGCTTGTTATTGGTGTAGTGCCTACCGTTAAGCCTGTCGCTATCGTGAATGTTCTGTTGGCTGAAAGGTCTTGCGTTGTGCCGTTAATGGTCAGCGTTCGCGTTGTTGGAACTGGTGTGTAACCAAGTGCCGTTTCAACCGTCTTGTTCTTCCACAATGAAGTAGAAGATTCGTAAGTCAAGACCTCGTTGTTTGCAGGTGAAGTAATATACACGTTGTGTAATTCGTCAAGTTCCCAACCATTCATCACCTTGACGTAAATCTTTCCGTGAATAGCGTGAGCGTATTCTACGTAACCGATAACAACAATGTGTCCCGTCGCACCTGTTGGCTTAATGTTCGTCAACGCACCCGCTGTCGTTGGAGAAAGGTAAAGAACGTCTCCGTCAACCCACGTTTCACCTTGCAGACTTCCCGTTGTATTGATGTTTTCAAGTTGCCCAACGGTTAGGATAAAACCTTCTTGATTCGTTGCAATGGTCTCTGTAACTATTCCGATTGTATCTGCGCTGTTGGTGTCGTTGTTTGCTTGTGCAAGTGCTACCGCTAAACGCTGACCTTGCGCACCGCTGATTCTTACCGCTTGATAAGCAGCTTTTGTAAGCGTTGTGTTTGGTGTTACTTTGTTCACTACGCGAGCAACAAGGTCAACCCCATTCTTTAAGATAACTGAACCGCCTTTTAAAGTTGTCTCTGAACTACCTATTGTATCGTTCCATCTCGTTGTTCCAACCGCTGCCGTTCCTGTTGGAGATGTGTCTAAAGACAATTGCCCTGCCTTTAATTCGAACTCTCCTAAATCTACGTTGCCTGTTGCGCCTGTATAAGGAACTTTGTTTGTCTCCAAAGAAGAAACGTCGCTTTGTAAATCGGTTACATCCGTCTGCAATAAATCAATTGCTGCTTCGATATCGATAATCGTCTGGCAAGAAGGAAGCGTTACGCAAGTAAGACCTACCTCATCCGTCAACAGATACCAACCACGCACCCCTTCGTCGTTCGTTCCATAGTAATAGTTCGGTGAAGGTTCTGCTTCGTCATTGACAAGTCGAACGAATCCGTTCTCGTCGCGTGTTATCGAATCCGTGAAGGTCAAAATTGATCCTGTGCCACCTGTTGAAGATTCAAACATATCGTTCCACTCCGCAGGAATGCTGCACGCGTCCCAATAGTAAGGAACGAGTAACTCCAAACTAACCGTCCAACCCGTTAGCGTGTTGTGAAACTCTTCTAAGAATGGTTCAAGACTTACATTCTGAACCGTGATTAAGTCGCCAAACAAAACGCGGTGGTTTGTAATCTCAGCAACTAAATCTTCTGCTATTCGTTGAAGGTCTGACAACACCTCGCGTTGAAATTCAACCTTGTCGTCTTTATCACGCGGAAGATCCGCAAGGACAATTTGAAAAGAGAACGTCTTTGTTCCTTTCGCGTAAGTAACGTTCGAAGGCACGACGTGCATGAATGGATACTCGGTAAACTTCTCAAGGTCTGCCGTGTCAATCTGACCGTGTGAAAAGGTCTTTAATATAAAGTGTCCAGAAGCAAATGCTTTGAACCTATCGATGAGAGCGTTGTAACTTTGTATGTTCGACATAATTGTAGTCTATTAAGTAAGTCATAAATGTAAATATCTCCCACGCGCTTTTTTCCGTAATTGTATCTAATTTAGTTATGTCGCGTCCACAGGCTTCCATGAACAAATGATACCAACCGTAGCGTCCAAGCACTTGGTTTATTCCTTCTCTGTCGTCAATTCCTGCATCTCCTTCGTCAACTTCTGGACTTCGTTCTCCAAATAATCGAGCGAAGTGCTGCTTAGTTCGTTGAGCAAAGTCGAAAAAAAAAGCATCGCACCGTTGAATTGTTCGAGCGTCATCTGCTCAACGTAGCCTTCAACTAACTCTCTGTTTTGTTTGCTGTGAGGGATGATGGTGTATTTCGAACCCACGCGTTTGTCGATAGGTCGGTAAAGCGTCCCCATTATCTTCACGATGTTCGCGTTCACGTCAGATGCCCACGTTGAAATGTCAGCGTATTCGCCCATACTAATCGAGTAAAGGTCGGGAATAAAACCAAAGTCTTTGTCTTTGATTGTAATGGTCTCAAAGAACTTCGCGCTCTCGTTCGCCAGAGTGTCTTCAAACGCACCTAACAAAGTAGGCAAATGTTGGAAGGGAATCTGCTCCGCTTGTTCCTTCAGTAGGTTACTAATGCTAACCAACTTGTCGATGTCGTTCTTCGCCGCGTGGTAGTCAACGTATTGTTTGACGCTGATGCTTGAATAGTCAGCAGGTATACTTACTTTTATGCTCATTCGTTTGTTGTTTAATATCTACAATAAAAACATTTTTGTTGAAAATACACCCGACTTTAGCTTGGTGTTATGTGGTAGCATCCTTTGCGAGGTCTATCACAGCTACTTGCAACGATGTCGCGACCACCTGCAAGGGACTCTGCGTTTTAGGCAGGTACAGTTCTTTTACGATCCGCAATACAAACACCCTTCGTCATCGTCGTCGATTGTGTTTGCTTCGTTGTATATTCTTATTGCTTCCATCTCAACCTGCTCTTTCGTCCACGTTGGATTGAAGGCGGTGATTTGTGATTTCAAAAAGTTTAATTTGTTTTCGCTCATTTGTTATACTATTAAATCTTCAACGTTTATTTGATGCTGTTGTAGTAAGTCACGAATGTATTCAAAGACTTCTTCTATGCCTTCTTGATACGCGGCTTCCTGCCTTTCGTTGTACTTCGTGAACTTCCTATATCCGTTTATATCGAGTTCCCAAAGCATCATTGCCATATCGAGAGCCTTTGTGATGCGGTTAAATTCGAAACGATCGTCTCCGTCTGAAAGGTCAAAGGTCAATGTTGCGGTACTCATAACAATTCAATTTCTTTTTTAACTTCTTTCCAGTATTCATGCTCACCCATTTTAACATTTAAAGCGGCATTTAAAATTTCCTCTACTGCAATTAAGGCACATTGTTTCGCTCTCTCCCAAGCCATAGCAAGGTTATAGTCCTCTTTGTCATCGTACCTACCGATATAATACATTTTGTCTATTAGTTCATCGGCTTTTTCTTTTGGTGTCATAATTTGTCATTGATTATAATTTGTACTGGAGCGTCGCTATCACCTGCGTGAACCGTTCTCGCTTGTTTAGGTTTGAAGTATTCAACTAACGCAAGGTAATAGTGAAGGTAGTCTTCGTCGTCCATTGCGTGCATTACTGTCATTGCTCTTTCAGCACCTTGTGTTACAACGTAGTCACCGAGTTGATTCCACATTTCAGTCTTTTTGTTTATTGCGCCCTCTGGTCGTCCTTTGGGGTTTCCGCTTTTTCCTTTTTCAAATTTCATTTTTTTTTCTGTATTTAATCTGATAACAACAGATAAAAGATAAATATAAAACTTACCATCGTTTACTCTTCGAAGGTAAAAATTAAGTCAGTTTGCCCTTGAAGTGGTTAATAACTTGTTCCATTTTCGAATCGTAATACTTCGAGAATGTATTGAACCCTTCGTTGTCTAACTCGAAGCAACGAAACATAACACCCCTTAAACGTTGTGAGGGCTTCTTTAACGTATCTTCTAACTCGCTCTTAAGACTTTCAACTGCGTCAAGTTCTTCGCGTTTGAAATCTTCATCTTTGAAAGCAAGATAACCGAATTGATTTGCAATTGTAAATAGTTCGGACGCTTGCGCAGGACTTAACTCATTTGTTCCAAAGGTTAGTTTGAGCGTCTTGTCCTTTCGCGTACCTACGCTTTCAAGTTGAGCGGGAATGATAATCATTGAAACATTTTTATTTGTGCGGTGTGGTTGTTTATGCGTTGCATTGCTTTGTCAAAGTATTCTTTATCAAGTTCACAGGCGGTTAAGTCGAAGCCGTAATCGTGGCACGCTATCGCGATTGAGCCACTACCCAAATGAGTGTCGAGTATTTTATCGCCTTCCTTCGCATAGTTTGATAAGAGCCACTTGTAAAGGGCAGCAGGTTTTTGGGTTGGATGAAATCTTATCTCTTTATTTTTCATGTCTTCTTGTCTAAAACCATTCCAAGTATATTTATACTTTCTAACTGCGGTCTTAAACGAAGTCCATGCAATTTCACAATCAGCTTGGTCTCCAAATCCATCTTTATCCCAAACAATCCAGCAACTACTATTTTTATTAATTCTTTCTATAAAATGATTAGCACCCCAAATAATTTGATTTTTAGATACTCTTATTAGTTCATTAAAATAATCTTGGCTTGGTGGTTCATTATCCCAATCTTTAATACTGTATTTTTTTTGAGAGTGATGCCTTGTGTGTATTTTAGCACTTGATTCTCCTATTCCATAAGGTGGGTCAACTATTGCTAAATCAAAGTAGTTATCTGGATACCTTGACATTAAGTTCATATTGTCCTCGTTAGTTATTGTAAGCATCTGTTATGTCATTAAATTTATAGTATGTCTTAAATATGCAAAGAAAAGAAAAGAACAAAGAAAACGTGTAAGCACTATAAAGAAAGAACAAAAGAAAAAGCTCCCCCGAAAAAGATTACTCTCGCTCTTAAAAGAGCAGTTGCTCGGTCCAAGCATTGATGTATTGCAAGTGTAGTCATTGGTTACTTCGCTTTGACTTACGAAGGTGGTTTGTGTTCTTATTCAGTTTCTTTCATTTTCAATTAAAAAATATACCCCCAATTATTTCAGCCGCCAAGCAAAAATAAAAGGGGGTAGTTTCGCGTTGCTTGGCTGTAACAAATATACGTTGTTACTTCCAAAAGTTGCCTTATAAGTTATTCACCTATTTCAACATCTTTCATTGATTCAAGAAACGTGTTGATGTCTTTCTTTACACAAGGCGAACACGTTGAACGCTCGTTGAAGGCTCCTGTGGCCTTGTCCTTGAACGAATAGAACTTCAACATGTCTTTCTGCTCTAAACGTCCCTGGGCTTTCATATCAAGAAGAAAACGTTTAAACTCTATTTGTTCTTCCATTGAAAGAACACCGTCCCATTTAGACGCAGGACAAGAAGCGAAGGCAAGTTTTGCTTTGATAGGCATAACACAACCGCACAACTTAATCGACTTGCGACGAAACAATACTTCGGTTTCTACTTCGTCACCAACGATCAATGGTCCGCAAGACTGCGTTGAAGGTTCGAAGAATTTACAGGTGCGACAAATTTCTAACCTGCGTTTGTACTCATTGCTTTTTGCGAATAACATTTGCTCTTATTTTTTGTTTGATATTGTCTATTGTTCTGTAAAGGAACGGCATTGGTATTCCCGTTTGTTTTGACAGTTCACGGTAGGTGAAACCTTCAAAGATGTATTCTTGAAAGATAAGCCTCTCAAACTCGCTCAGACGACTAATTAGAATGTCTAACTGCTCGTTTGTCATTCGCGCGCCTAACCACGTCTTGTCGACTTCGTGCGCGTACTCTTTAAAATCGCGTCTATTCCTGTTCCACGCGATTGTTTGTTTGTAGAATGGTGAGGTTGGCGAATTGACTGCGAGATACATTACACGGATTAAATAGAACTCAAAGTCGCCTGTGTCGATTAGATTCTCAATGTGTTTACTTCCAAACATTGACAACAAAGAATCGTGAAGCAAGTCTTCGTAGTAATCCTCACCTCGCGAGATATTCTTCGCAAGTTCTTTGAACTTTTTGTAATGTCCTTCTATGTAGTGGTCAAGTGTCACCCATTAAAATATTCGTCGATAACTTTGATTGCCTCTTCATTACCCTTACAAATATAAGAACAATACCCCCTGTTTCTCAATTGCTCCTGCCAACGCTTCTGCTCTGGCGATGCAGTACCACCTTTCTCTTTCTTCATTTCAATAGCAAGACCGTGAAACTCACCGCGTGGTTCGTATATAAACAGGTCGGGAAAGCCTTTTACATAACCTGTGCGCTTCATCTTGATCGCTTGCAAGTAACTTGTTCGCATACCACCCGCAGAAGCGCAATACAACGCGTCGGGATATGCTAAACGAAGGTATTTTACGACTATCTCTTGTTGGTTCGCTTCGCTTTCGGGTGCAATTTTACGCTTCGCACTACTTTTTTTGTAACTTTTTTTATATGTATTAACGTTCATTTTCAATCAGTTATAAATTATTTTCAATTTATTTTCATTTTTTTTGTTGGATATTACAAAAGTTAGCATAGATTTGTACTCAACAAAACAAAGATAAACAAAAACAAAACAAAATGTACCAAGTAACAAAAACCACACACATCGCAGGACAAGCAATAAGAATTGATTGGTCTTATGAATTCAACGACGAGAACAAAGCAATCAATTGCTTAATGGAACACGCTGCATACAACTCGTTAGATAATATCCGCGAAGACCTTTACTACGCATCTTCAGACGGAATCAAGCCAGAGATAGAAATCGAAATCGTTCAATACTCATAACCAAATAATCAAATGAAAAAAACACTACTCTTTATCGCGATGCTTTTCGCAGGAATGTTAATCGCAGGAACGATTGACGAATCAACAAGACAATTAGAACAACAACCAAATCACACAACAAAATGAAAGACACCCCTGTTTTTTTTACAAGGTCTGGAAGTTTTAAAGTTCAAGAATTTTTTAACGACCTTGACAACATTAACGATAACTTTTTAAACACAAAACAAGAACCAAAAATGAAAGTAGAATTAATTCAAAAAACGACATTGACCGATATGTACTATGTCATCAAAGTCAACGGAGAGTTTCATATGTCGTACAACATCTTGGAAGATGCAAAGAACGCATACGACCGCATCAAGTCAGCAACACCACGCGAAGAAATAATTGAATCAAAAGAAATCTAAAACTAAAAACAAAATGAACAATGAAAGAGCCAATTTTTACAAATCACTTTTTCTCTTTGAAGACGAAGTACAAATTCTTGTTAACGGAATCATTACCGCACAAAATTACTACGGTAATCAGAAAGACGGCACAAGTAGCAGGGATACGTTTTGCAACGCCCGAATTGAAGAACTTGAACGAGTATTCCTCAAACTTAATACGTCGCATTGGAAGGAACTACCAGAGCCAACAGAAAAGTAACTTTGTTTGCGTTTCGTCTTGCGCTAATGCGTACAACCTAACGCACAACGAGATAAGCGCCAACATTGAAAAATGTCAAAAACTTTCGGAAGCGCGTTGGAACGACCATTTAATTGAATACATTTGCAACAACTAAAATCAAATCAAACTATGTACTGTCCTAAAATCAATTACTGTTTCAGCTCTGACGACATACGCACGTTGAACGAAAGAATCAAAGCAATAGCCTTAGCTTACCACGACTACGAAACAGGGTGGTTCGACGTTGGAGAACATCAACAACTTGTCTTCATTGACGACAACGACAACGTGTTTAAAATCCATTTGCTCGGTCGCTTCTGGAGAAAGTTAGATCCTGAGTTTGAACTCGAAGTTGTTGAACTAACCAAAGACGGAATCGTTTTTAGTTTCGATGTTAACATCTTCGAAGACAGCATCTAAAATGGGTTACTTCAAAAGAATCAACGAACAATCGAACATTCACGAAAGCCAACAGCGACATATCCAAAGCGACGAAGAACTGGCAATTAAGTTCGAACAATATCTAAATTCATTTAATAACAACAAAATAAACAACAACACAATGAGCATTATTGCACAACCAACAAACAACAACGGCGGTGGACAAACAGTTCCTGCAGGTACGCACGTCGCACGTTGCTACCAAATCATTCATATCGGGACAATCTTGGACACTTACCAGGGCGAGGAAAAGTTAGTGAACAAAGTTCGTTTAGTATTCGAACTACCTCTCGAAACAGCCGACTTCGGTAAAGGTGAACAACCGTTTTCAATCGGTCGCGACTTCACACTTTCAATGCACGAAAAGAGCGGCTTACGCGCCTTCGTTCAAGGTTGGTTAGGTAAGTCTATGTCGGACGGCGAAGCGTCGAAATTTGACATCGCAACGCTTTTAGGTCGCGAAGGAATGCTTAACGTTATGCATCGCACCGCGAACACGGGACGCACCTACGCGGACATCAAAGGAGCAAGTCCACTTGTTAAAGGAATGACTTGCCCACCATTGGTGAACTCTGCTTTCCTTTTAGACTACGACAGCGAAGATTTCGACTTGCGTTTCAAGATGCTTCCAGAGTGGTTGCAAAACAAAGTAAGTTCGTCGAAAGAATTTAGCGACCGATTAGATAAGGCTGCGGATCAAATGAACAAGGCAAAGCAGATGCTGGAGAAAAGCGGTTTGGTTCAATCAACGGAAAGCGAAGACGATATGCCGTTCTAAATAACTTGTCATAAAAAGGCGGTTATATCATACATAATCGCCTTATATGGCACTTAATGAATAATAAACCATACAATTAAAATCAAAATGAGAGCAAAACAACAAGCGTTTAACATCGAAAGAGTAAAAGAATTTTGTAAAAGAATTAATAACGGAGAAACACCTACCGAAGCTTTGACAAATATGAAGGCTTCCCGTGCCTATGGAACACCACTAAGAAGAGCGGGTTTCTTTTGGACTGAAAAAGATGGAACATACAAAGCGGTTGAGCGTGTCTACACCGAACGTTACGAATTATTTTCATCAGAAAGAAAGAAGTTTAATAATATAAACTTCAATCGTCAAATGGAAAAGACAAGACAAGCAACTCTTTTCAACCAACCAAAGCCAAAGACAGGCAAAATATCAAGTAGTAAAAACATTATGTTTACAGGTCAAACAATGACATTATCACCAGCACCTGCGCCAACAATGAAGGCAAAGAAAAAACAACTCAACTTCATTCAACGCGTGGTAAAATCACTTTTCAAATTATGAACAAACAATTGTATTCAACCCCATTCGGTCGCTTAGTCAAGATTAACTTTAAGACGTTAACGAACTTTAAGACCGCGTTACGCATAAGCGACCCGACTGCACGTCTTTACGTTGCACACCCCGAAAGAATGAGAATTAAAGACTTCAACAACATTTGCTTACACACGGGACTTTCACGCGAGGACGTATTCTCAACATTCACACCTACAAAACATATAAACGAAGAAAATGACTAACGAGCAAATCAGACAGGAAGTAGCGGAGATGATACCTCTCAGACATATGGAAAGATTCGAACTATTGTGGACGATGATAATTCCAAAGTACGAAAGACTGACTGCGGATCAAATTAAACAACAGCAAGAAATGGAGAACGAACGCGATATGTTCTGGAGTGCTTTGGAAGACGTAACGTGTTCAGTTCTTGGAGTACCTTCACAAGCGTTGTATTCGCCAACGAGAAAGCGCGAGATAGTAACCGCACGACAAATTATATTCTTTCTTGTTCGTCCTTGCTACTTGCTTTCACTCAAGAACGTAGGCGACCGCTACAAGAAAGACCACGCTACCATTCTGCACGGAATCAATCAAGCATCTGCACAGGTTGAGTGGGATAGACAATACAGAGCCAATGTAAAACGTATTTGTTTTTTACTTGCTGAGATAGGTTATGCTAAACCAATGATATTTTTTAGTAAGTTTGTCGAACATATCGAATACAAGAAAGAATTAGCACTTAAAAAGAAATCTAAAATCAAATAAATCAAACAACTATGAAAAGCGACTTAACATTTTGTCCCAACTGCGACAAAGAACTTTTAGGCGAACGCGTAGACTTTGTCTTGCAGGATCAACAATTCGAAGACTGGGACTCTGCTTATGAGTTTATCGACGACGAAGGAGAAATAGTTTTGTGCGACGACTGCCACGAGTGGGACTACGCAGACGACGACGCGAAAGGGGAGGGGTGGGACTGATGATACCATTTCACAAGAGCGTCAAATGTTACCGCCTGTTCTATGGTTACTCGCAAGAGTACCTCGCCTACAAGTTAGGAATTGAACAAAGCAACTATTGTTTGCGCGAACAAGGCACAACGAACTTCAAAGACGCGGAAGTTGACATATTAAAAGAACTTTTTAAAATAGAAATAAGAGAGGAGAAAATATAATGCTAATACTACAACTCAAAAGACGAATCGAGATACTCGAAGCGAAGGCGCAGGAACAGGAACAAAAGATAAACGACATACTTATTCGTTTGTCCGTTCCAACAAACACACCAACGCTAATAGCGAAAGAAAAGAAGTCGCTATTCAAGAAACCAACAGTCGTTGAGATATTCGACTACGCGTGTGAAAAGTTAAGCAAGGACGACGCTCTCGCCTTTACTGAAAAGTTCCACGCGCACTACGAGGCAAACGGTTGGAAGGTGGGAAGGAATCAAATGAAAGACTGGAAGGCGGCGGTGCGAACGTGGGACTTAACTAAATTTGCAACAACTCAAACAAACCAAACTCAAACTAAAATCAAAAATGGAAAATTCGATTCAGACGCTGCGCAACGCATATACGCAGACGCTCACAACTACACAAAGGATTGATCGTGCAGAACGCGAAAGCGCGTTTGTAGCAGACTACGACCTTCCAACGTTTGTTAAGTTATGTTCGAAGGTTTGCGCTATGTACGGAATAGCACTTCCAGAAGCGCAACTATTGCAAATGTTGCACGAGTTCATCGTTAAGCACTTTCGATGGGTTACGTTTGAACACTTCAACCTTGCGTTTGAAATGAACGCTGCGAACGAACTATCAAAGAAATGCGAACACTTCGGAGCTTTGAGCGTTTCGTTTATAGGCGACGTGTTGACGGCTTACAAACCACACCGAGACAAAGCGAACCTGCAAATACAACGCGAAATCGCGGAAGCAATTGAAGAAAAATCACAACAAATAAAGGAAAACGAAATGGCGGTAAACGATGACAGTTGGAGAAGGATGTTAGCAGAGGACGTTGAGAGCTTCAAACAAAGCAAATTTACGACGTTAGAATTGCGCGGTGTGTCAATGATGCGTTGGTTGGAAGAAAGTAAGCGTATAACGGCTGAAACATTCACGGACGACGAATACAATCTTTGCAAAGCAAAGGCGCGAAAGACAGTCTTCAACGAACAGCAATTGAGTAAAGGAATGGTTGAACGCATGAGTGACCGAAAACGTCAACTGCTAAAAGAATCGATTCAGTTTGAAGGCTTTCGTGAGTTGTATAAACTTTATTTGAGTAAGCAATGAGTCAGTTCACATTCAACGAACAAGGTGTTTGCGAGAATCCGATTCTATACACCTACAAATGTATAAAGGGTTATGAAGCGCAGGTCAATGTAGCCATTGTTCAGAACGGAAATTGGAGTTATTCAATTAGTTTCAAAGGACAGGATCAAGGTTGGTCGCAGCCTTTGATTTACCACGCTGAATACTGCGTATATAAAACGAAAGACGAAGCGTTCAACGCTGGTCTTGAATTGCTATTGCATCAAGTAAAGCAAAACAACGACGCGAAGAAATACGACCGCATTGTTCAAATACTGCAAGACGAACTTTGTCCTGTTGTTGAAAATCAACTAACACTATTTTAATGAGAAAGTATAAATTCATTCATCCAATAACAGGCGAAGCTCACATTGTTATTTGTGATAAAATAGAAGAATATGGTTCGGTTAATGAGTCGTATTGGTGGTGCTTAATCGGAGATAAAATAATTGCACAAATTCCGCAGTCTTACGCAATGATTAGAATAGATGAATGAACCACGCGAAATAATTTACCACGACAAACAGAAACACGCTTTAGAACTTCTATCTTATGAAAGTCCTATTGCGCAGGTCTTGTATGGTGGAGGTGTGTTTAGTGGAAAGTCTTTTTTAGGTTGCGATTGGCAAATAAAACGAAGACTAAAATACCCAGGGACAAAAGGATTAATCGGTCGTGCTGAATTAAAGAAGTTGCGCTTGTCCACAATGCAAACCTTCTTTGAACTTTGCACCTTACACGGATTGAAACCGAACGTTCATTATACCTACAATGGACAAGACCACGTTATTAAGTGGTATAACGGAAGCCAAACGATATTAATGGACTTGGCAGATATGCCCTCAGACCCCGACTTTCAAAGATTTGGGTCTATTGAAATCACAGACTACTTCGTAGATGAGGTAGCCGAAGTTTCGAAGCGTTGTATCGATATATTGCAGTCGCGTGTACGTTACAAATTGATTAACGACAGAGCGAAGGGATTAATGACTTGTAACCCTTCGAAAGGTTGGTTGTACAATGACTTTTATTTTGCTCACCAAAAAGGCAATTTAAGAAGCGACCGCGCATTTGTTCAAGCACTTCCAACGGACAATCCTTATATCTCGCAAACGTATTTGGAGAACTTGCAGAAACTTCCAGAGTACGACCGCAAACGTCTGCTCGAAGGAAACTGGGAGTTCGACGACGACAGCGACAAATTGTTCTCAACGGACAACCTGTTGCGTATGTTCCGCAATGAACTCATTGAAGGAAAGAAATACATCACAGCCGACATTGCGCGATTTGGAAAGGACAGAACAATTATTTGCGTTTGGCACGGTCTAACAATTATCGATATAATTGAATTGAATAGAGCGTCGTTAGATGAGGTCGTAAACAAGATTCGCCTCGTAACAAAAGAACATAACATTTTGTTACAGGATGTCGTCGCAGATGAGGATGGCATCGGCGCTGGAGTGGTTGATTTTCTTAAATGTCGAGGGTTCGTCAACGGATCTAAACCCAAACACCCACAATACCAAAACTTGAAAAGCGAATGTTATTATAAACTTGCGCAATACGTCGAAGAAAACAAAGTCACTATCTTATCCAGTACGCGCAAAGAACAAATCGTGCGTGAATTAGAAATGATTAAACGACACCGCGCGGACGTAGACGGAAAGTTGCAGGTAACACCGAAGGACGTTATCAAGAACCGCGAAGGAATTTCTCCCGACGTTGCCGACGCGATAATGATGCGAATGTACTTTGAGTTGAATCCAAGTTATGGACAATATGTTGTGGGTTAGAATTATTTAGCATACATTTACGA